CCTATTGGATTAGATGTTGCTCCACCAAAATTTTTACCATAAAGAGAGGCTAAGTTAGGAGGACCTCCCCCAAATAAACCAACTCTACCACCGTCCGCGAGCCCCGTAGCAATACCATTTCCATAACTAGAAACTTTACCACCGCCTCTGAACATTGGTCTTTTATAAATTTTACTCATTAATTATCCTAATAACTTTCCAAGTATTCCACCCACGGCTCCCGCTCCACCTATATAACTTTGTAGTGGGCTATTCGGTGCTACTGTTGATGGTGTAGTTGTAGTACTTGAAATTGGATAAGTTCCTGGAGTCATTTGTGATAACTGTTGTCCAATTAAACCTATTTGTGTATATGGTGAGAACTGTTCTTCTCTAGCGGCAATTTGTGATGCATCTAGTTTAGCTTGTTCAAATCCTTGTTGTGCTTGACCCATACCTTGTTGGTAAGTACCAAGTCCTTGTTGTGCTGTTAAATCACCAGATCTTGCTGCTTGTGCATTTTCAAAAGCTTGTTGTAGTAACCCAGATTGTAATTGAGCTCTATTCATATTGCTACCTCTCATTGCTTCAGCTTGCATAATACCTTCTCTAGCTCCACCAAAAGCACCTGATTGAATAGCTTGATCTCTCATACCTGTATTTTGTATTGCAGCATTTCTATCAAACTCAGATAGTGATGCGTCTATAACTTGTTGTTGGTATGGTGACATGTAAGAAGCAATTGAACCTTGTCCTTGGCCCGCTCCTGTACCTGTTAGACTTCCTAAACCTGCCGCGTTTTGTGCTGCTGTTTTTTGTAATTGATCTTGTGCTGCAATTTTTGGTGCATATTTAGATGTATCTAAACCTTTATAATTTCTTAATTGACTAGCTAAACCTGCTCCTAAACTATCTACACTCTTAAGAAGAGCGGTTCTCGATCCTGTTAATTGCGGGTCATAGAGTTGTCTTGTTTCTTCTACTGCCATTATACTTTTGCCTCTAGGTTATTCATTAATTGATACATTTTTTGTGCTCCTTTATTTACACTTCCACCCCCTGCTGCTCTCACTGCATCTGCAGTCATTACAAATTCATTTTTACTAACTCTTGCTGGGACATCATCTGCTCTCTCTGCAGACCCCATGGGAATAAAACCACCTTGTCTGTAATCCATTTCCATACCTTGAGGTAACACACTTCCACCCATATTATATTTAGGTTTAGTTAAAATACCTTCTTCTATATACCCATCGTAATCACTTCTAGGTATTTCTCCGTTTCTATATAAATCATTTATATATAAATTATAATATTGTTGTTTACGATCCTCAGGTATTATACCTTCTTCGTCTGCAAATAAAGCATTAAGTACAGACATTTGTTCATTTTCACCAGGACCTACTTCAAATTTTAATTTATTGTCAAACAAATATTCTTTAGATTCATTTTGTATATTATCAACAGCTTCAGGTATACCTCCAAAATCTGGATCTTTACTTTCTTTACTAATCATATTCATAATACCATCCATAATATCACCACCCATACCAAATTCTACACGACCACCATTCATTAAAGGCATTACTCCCCCTCCGCTCGCTTGTCTATTCATCATAGATGTATCTACTGCTGGTTGTGCAACTGCTGGATTATTTCTGTAAAGACCCATTAATCCAGGTCTTACTGATTGAAGACCACCATTTGGTGCTCCTAGTCTACCATTAATATCTTGCAAAGAATTTTCAGCTTGTGAAACACCTGATTGTAGTTCATCTAGTCTTGGAAAAATAGGACTATTATTTCCACCTCCCATTCCACCAAACCCTGGTGTATTTTGCATTCCCGTATGCATAATTTGTGATTGATTATTTCCTAAAAGATCCATTTGTCCTAACATAGAAAGTCCACCTTCTCTTAAACCAACTCTTCCACCATTAGCCATATTAATATCAAAACCATGTACTTCTAAAATTTCATTTATTTCATCTTGATTATATCCATATTTAGTCATGGACTCAGTTATAGAATCTATATACTCTTGATCCATACCTGCTTTAAATGCTGCGTCTTGAACCATTCGTGCTGCCTCAGCTCTATCAAAATCTTTTTTAGTTCTCATCGCATCGGCGTAAGCTAAATCACCAGTTCCTAATGATATAGGAGTTGCTGCTGCTGATGTTATTTGTTCTAAAGTTACACCCTCTTCAAAAGGATTTTTTAAAGTTTCGCTAGCATCTCCTGCAAGGTCAGCTAATTTTGCTCCACCTTTATACATAAAGTTTTTAGCTTTTTCTAAATTTGTTAATCCTGAAGCATCATATTTAAAACCACCCATACCTTGGCCTGGCATATTTCCTCCTGGAATTCCCACTGCTTCACCTGGATTTATTTTTCCTCGGAAAGTTTCTGAAGCTGATTTAATACCTCTTGTAGCATCTCCTGGAGCCGTTAAAGCACCTTGTCCTCCAGCTAATAGTAATGATAAAGCATTTAATTCTCCTTCATTACCTTCTTGTGCTAATTGAGAAAATGCATTAGCACCTGCACTTCCTAAACCTCTACCAATCATTGATGAAAAAATTCCACCACCTGGTAACATATAAGGTGCAAATGCTGCGAGATAAGGTAACGCAGGTTTTAGTTCATTGGGAATTATTTTATCTAAACCTTTTGATATGGGTTTGGTAATTTTTTTAACTATTTTTGACATTAAAATCCTTTTTTACTTGTTCTATAAAATTTAAAATTATTATCGGATCTCATCCAATTAACTTTTTTAAAATTATGTCTTAACCAATGTGTTATTTTAGCACCATTAGTTTTAGAAACAACATCTATAACCCATGGATTATCTCCACTTTTCCAAGACTTATTAGAAAAATCTCCTGTTTTTATATACTCTTTTTGAGAGTCATTGTCCAGGTAAGCCCAATTTGCAAAAGATACCACTTTGTTGTTCTCCTTAATTATTTTGTATTGATTCAATTTAATAGAAGGGAGTATGTGATAATATAAATCTTCTCTAGTATATTCTTTATATTTATCAAACTCTTTATACAAAGATATGATTTTTTGCATATCTTGTAGTTGGCTCTTATTAAAGATGAATTCCATAGCAAGGTGGCTATTCTTGTTTATAAGCCAATACTCTTAATTTACTAGGTTTTTAACAACTAGTCAATCTAGAATATATTAGTTTTTGCACCTAAATCAAAACTCGCAACAGTTAAATGTACATCTCTACGGATATGCTCAGGTTTTGTATCGGTATTAACATTCTGTACGTCTGCTAATGCTTCTGCATCAGAGTTATATTCTTTACCTGTTTCTGTATTAGTTAAAGTTACCTCACATTTAGGTGTAACAACAGGCACTTCTTTACCATCAATTACTTCATATCTAATTGATGCTTCTGTTTCTATAAATGACATTATGAATCCTCTCTATTTATTTCTAATATTGTTGCTATAACATGTAACTCATTAGCATCTGCAGCTTGAACTTTCAAGATCTCACTTTCCATTAATACCAAGGGTTCTGTTAATAATTGTATTGTTGTATTGGCCCCTACAGCTTTTAATTTAAACACATTAAACACCGCTCCTGCAGCATTTGTTAAAGTTAAATTTATTGTAGTCCCACTTCCTGTATCTTCTGAAACTAAAATAGATTTAATAATAGCTCTAGAATTAAAAGGACACGTATAGAAAAGTGTATCGTTGGTAGTAGTTAAATCTACTTTTGAATTTAAATATACATTTGCCATTAATTAATAAACCAAGTAAACCTTTCTTGTTGTTCTCTCATATCTTTTAAAAATGTAGAATTTAATTGTGTTATCATAGAAGTAATAGATCTATTAATTTGTCTTTGATTATCTTCTGTATACTCTCTCTTAGGTTCTGGTAATCTTACTACAATTTTTGTCATTATCTTCTACCATCTGGTTGAAGATCTACTTGAAAAGTTCCAAATCTCCATGATTGTCCAGCTCCTGTATTAGCTATTTTTATATTTGCATATCTTCCTCTAGCTCTAGTATCAACTTTAGTAGTAGATGCATTAATTATAAAAGGACTCAACGCACTAGAAACATTTTGAGTAGAAGGATAGTCAGTTAGTGAAATAGTAACTTGTGCATCCCCTGTTAAAACTTTAAAGTTTGGTAAAAATCTTCTCATAGCTAGAAATACTTCTGAAGAATCCGGTTGTAAAGAAAAATTATAAGAATTTACAAAAGAAGTTAAAGTAGTTGTACTTCCATCAGGATTAATTTGATCCGTTCCCACTTCATGTTCAAAAAATAAAGTTTGACCTAGACCATCTTGACCAATAACTTCAGGAAAAGTACCATCATTAGAACTAAGATAAGCTGTAGCATAAGGTCTTGGATAAATTAAAGAATCAATCCAAGATGTTCTAATAGAATTAGTATTTGTTCCTGTATACCAATTACCCATCGGCGTAGCTTGACTTGTTTGACCATAGTTGTAAGTCACATATCTATTATTAAAATCAGATCCAGAACTTGGGTACCACCAAGTTACTTCTGTAAATAAATTATTAATCCCTGCACAAATTTGTTGACCTTTAGTAGTTGCTGCATCATCAAATATATAATCTTCAACAGAACAAGGAAGAGAATTTACTGTACCATCAAATGAAAAGAAACCATTATTAGACATCCAATAAGCAACACCATCAATTTCAATAGCTGCATTTTTACCAATCAATCCACAGTTCGTGCCCACCTGTTCAAAGCCAAATGTAAATGGAGCTCCAACAAATTTCATAGTGTACAAAGAGTTATCTGTCCATATTAAAATATTTTCTTTAGCAACCAAAGCTCCCATAATTTTTGTACCGTCTTGAATTCTTTGAGAACCTGCTGTGTTAGTTGCAAGTGCATCATAAATATTAATATTTTCATTTTGTGAAAATCTAATAAACATATCATCTTGAGAAGTAGGATCACCAATAATGGTTTCTGTTCCAAAATGAATTAAGTGACGTGTTGTTGGTGATATTAAAGTTTCTCTAGTAGCAGTTGGATTACCTACTCCAGTTCCTATAGCAGTTGGAAACCCAGATGTTGTAGTAGATGCTCTTGTTGCTAGTCTTGCTGTAATACCAGAGTTCCAAGTAAAAGTTTTACCATTAGCAATAGTTGCAACTAATACTTGACCAAAATTATTTAAAGACCAAAGCCCCGGTTCTAAGGTAACAGTCGACGCTTCGACTGCACTACCATAACCTGTATAATCTGTTGCATTTGTAACCACTGTTCCTGAACTATGAGTCGCGGCTGTTGTACCTAAAGATCCTCTTGTTGCTCCTGTAAAAGTATTTGTGCCTTTACCTGTATAGGTAATAAGTTCCGTGCCAATAGCTAATGTACCTACTGTTGGAAAATTTGCATTAGAGGTTACAGGGATAGTAGTAACACTATTATTTATTCCTGAAGATAAAGTATTTTGTATTGCATCTGGTACTGTTCCACCATACTCACCTGTACCAAAACCATAACCATAAGATTGTTCCGCAGGACCTACTCTTTCGTAAGGAGTAATATTACAAGAACCATTAGCAGCACCCGAAGTATTTTGTGTTCCGGTTATAATTGCTATTAAAGAAGACGTAACTCTAGTTACTTGAAATAATTTATTTTCAAAAGCAGCATCTGTTAAACCTACGCCGCTTGGTACAGTTACGTTATCTAATAAAATAATATCACCTGATATTAAATTATGATTAGCTGAAAAAGTTAATGAAACTTCTTTAGAAGGATCACTTCCTGTAGACATTGTAACACCAGTAATTGTAGTTTTTACAGGAGTTATATCAAATAACTGTCCTTCAAAATATATAAGTAAAAATTTATCTGTTCCAACAGCAGTGTATCTATTACCTTCTAAATCAACAAATGAATGTAGTTTTCTAGAAACTCCTACTATACTTTGGTTAAGTAATGATTGCCAACCTCCTAATTTTTCTGGAAGTCCATATCTAAATCTTACATTATCAGAATCTACCCAACGACCTTGAGCACCAACACTGGTGTCTTGTTTGTCAATTCCAGGTGAAAATTTAATTTGTGTGAGAGCCATGTTTTAGCTCCCTATGCTGTGTTCGTTTTATACGCCCAGCCTCTTGTTGAGTCTATGTAGACTAGAGTTATAGCTTGACCATTAGTATTTAATGATAAATTATTTGTTCCAGAGTTAATAGGTTGACTATTTCTATTGACTGCTACAGCATTGTTTGCAAAAGTTCCTCTCGCATCAATTATTACTACTTCATCACCTATTGCAGGGGAAGCAGGTAAAGTAACTGTTACTGTAGTTTGTGTAGTATCTACAAAAAGTTGGTCTCCAGCAACTGCTGTATATGCAGTAATAGTAGAAGATGTAATTGTAAAATAAGATTTTTCAGTAATAGCTTTAGATGTATTAGTTCCATCTGATTTAAGAAGCATAGTAGCTCCTACTGGAACTGCAACTGGAGTTGATGAACTTGTAGTTTTAACACTTAAAGTATATTTGTTAGCTGTTGTTCTATTGGTTGCATCTTGAATAACAAAAATTCTTTCAGCACCATTAGGCATAATTAAAGTTTGATTACGTGCTAAAGTTCCTATTAGTTTAAAGTATAAATTTTTACCATTAGATATATCACCATCTGTTAATGCTAAAGTAATATCTGCATTACCAACCATTGAAAGTTCTATATATCCTGAAGCTGCTTGTTGTAAAATTTGTAAATTAGTATTAGTAATAGTTCCCCATAAACCGGCTTTCTCACCAGTTGAGATTATTTCTAATTTTAAATCGTTTGAAAAACTTGATGCCATATTAGTACGGTTCTATTGGTGTCCATGTCATGTTTGCTCCTGGAACAATATTATTCCAAGTAATAACTCCTGGTTGTCCAGATCCCGCTACTAATTGAGATCCAGTTGGAGTTACTAACGCTGTTCCAGTTACTGTAACATTTCCTGTTGAAAGTGTCAATGCATTACCTGTAACCGTAGTATTAGCATCTGCTTTAGCTACTGCTGTTCCTACATTTAATACAGTTGCATTACCTGTAACAGTAAAATTAGCATCTGCTGTAATTGTAATTGTTCCTAAACCAAGAGTAACTTGATTAGCTGAAACATTTTCTACAACTGAACTTGCGGCAACTCCTGCATTACCAACACTAATTTGTAATTGATTTCCTACAACCTGAATAGTAACGTTGTTGTCATCATCTACCGTTGAAAATGGTCGTTCGGCAAATGAGGCAAATCCGAAAAGCATAGGTTAACTCTCCAATGCTTCTTCTTTTATTTCTTCAGGTAAATGTGCTTTAAGGATATCTAAGTAATGTTTTAATAAAATTTCATTATGAGCATGTTGAACTCTAATCTCATTTTGTTTTTTATTTATTACTTCAATATTATTTAACGCAACTTTTCCTTCATCCGAAAGTTTAGTTTCGTCATACTTTTTATCATCTACTGTGATCATTAGATCTCCTAGCTTGCTGTGTGGGCTTTACCGGCAGTAATAGCTGCATTAACTGCAGTCATACTTTCATTAGTCCAAAAATCTTTAGCAACCATGATCTCTAAGTGTTCAACATTTCTGTTTACACAATCTTGTCTTTCAGCAGCTTCTTCGTCTGCCATTTTAGAACCATCAATAATACCATTAATTAATTCAACTGAATGACCCATAGCTGTAAAGTCTTGAGCAATATCTTCTGCTGTTTTTACGTCTTCACTCATATTTATCTCCTATTTAGTTGCACATGCAACGGGTTTAATTTTATCAAGATTTCGATAAGAATCAAGAATTAACTTGGGTTCTACCATATTATTACGTGGATCTCCATCATTATATTTAGATTCATTCCACTCATTTCCCATATGAAATTGTAGGTTTTTATTGTGTGAATA